AGACGAACAGCTTATACAACTTACAGGTACATCAGGAACTGACTTTTATGAATCTTATGCAGAGATGGCTAGTGCATTAACATATATAATACAATAATGGCGAATCCAAGTTTACAAATAGGTAATGATAAGTGGGCAATAAAAGAAGATAGTCTTTTAGGTTATACAGAATTAGGTAATAATATTGCACCTGTAGAAATAGATATGACTAGAGCATCAGCAGGTACTAGAGTTAATCCTCAAGGCTTAGTTGAAACTGTTGAGTTGTTGGGTAGTGAGGAAGTTACTAATGGAGATTTTGCGACTGATACTGATTGGACTAAAGAAGCAAGTTGGAGCATTGCAAATGGTAAGGCGTCTTATAATGGAGTTAGTAATGGACATAGGATATACCAAAACATACCTTTAACAATAGGTAAAACATATACAGCAACTTTAGATATATTAGATAGTAGTGGTAATTTTAGGATTTCAGTAGATGGTGGAACTGCAGCATATACAAATTATACAAGTGGGGATGGTACTTATACTTTTGAGTTTACTTCAACAGCAGTAGAATTTAGTATTAGAGCTTCTATGGGGTATGGTTCAGATACTATTTCAGTAGACAACATTTCAGTAAAAGAATCAACTAAAAATAACCTTGCAAGAGTAAACTATACAGGTAGCACTTCAAGTTTATTAGCAGAACCTCAGAGGACTAATACAGTTGTTTATTCAAGTGATTTCAGCCAATACTCATATGGTGGTACTGCACCTACTTTAACTACAGGTCAATTAGCACCTGATGGAACTTATAATGCAACTAAGATAAGTGGTGTTATCGGTAGCACTTCTTTATATACAAATGCAGAAAGCTCAACAACTGCTTCAAGAAGTATATATGCAAGAACAGTAAGTGGAACAGGAACTGCAAGATTAACATCTTATAATGGAAATACAAATAATTTATTTACACTTACTGAAGAATGGCAAAGATTTGAATTAACAGGTTCTAATTCTGATGGTGGCACTAATTTTTACGCAGCAGATTTTAGAGGTTCACAGACTTTAAGTGAATTTATAATTTGGGGATGTCAGTCTGAAGAAGCAACATATCCAACAAGTATAATTCCAACAAGTGGAAGTACAGTAACACGTAACCAAGACCAATACTCAAAGACAGGAATTAGTGATAAGATAAATAGTGCAGAGGGGGTTTTGTTTTTAGAAATGGCTGCTTTGAGTAATGATGGTACAAACAGATATATAAGTATAAATAATGGAGGTGCACTTGATTACTTGTTTTTTAGATACAGAAGTGATAATCAATTTCAAATTAGATACAGAAGTAATAATGTTGATAGTGTAAATCAAACATTTTCATTGTCTAATAATCTAGATTTTAATAAAATAGCATTGTCCTATAAATTAAATGAGTTTAAAATTTTTATAAATGGGTTGCAAGTCGGAAGCACCATTACAAGTGGAAATATTTTTAACGCAGCAGTAGACAGTTTAGATTTAGAAAAATTTAATGGAGGTGATATTTTCTTCGGTAAAATAAAACAACTACAAGTATATAAAACAGCAAATATAGATTTAGCAGCATTAACATTATAAATAAAAAGAAATGAATATATATAAATTAACTTTTAAAGACAAAGCAGAAGGAGATAAAGACTTACTTGCTAAAGGTACTTATGAAGTAGTAACTGAAGAAGGTGTTACTCAAGATGTGTACACTAATGGTACACAAGCAATCGTATATATCGGACAGATAGTAGAAGTTCCTGCAACTTACGATAAAGATGGTAACGAGCTTACTCCACCTATCTACTATGCAGGAGTATTTTACGACTTAATGACTACAGAAGAAATTGACTTTGGAATACACGAGTTATTTCCTGTAGATTGTGTACATTCGTTCTTAGGTTATGCAAAGAACGCAGAAGGAACAGATATACCTGAAGAATTAACAATAGAATAAAACAAATGAATAACTTACTTTCAATAAACTTAGGCAGTTCAACAGCTCCAAAAATCCAAGAGGTTAGAGGTAGGGACTATATAGAATACTCTGATGAAGACGGACTATGGAAGAACACCTATCCAAACTTCTTAATTGACCTTTACTATAATTCTAGTACACACGCTGCTATTATAAACTCAACTGCTGAAATGATTGCAGGGGAAGACATAGTGGTTGATGAAGAAGAAGGAATGGACTTAATTGAAATAGCTAAACTAAAAGCATTTTTAAAGAAGGCTAATAGTAATGAAAGTTGGCATCAAGTAATTAAGAAAGTAGCTTTTGACTTCAAGCTTCAAGGTGGGTACGCTTTGCACGTTATTTATAATAGAGAAAAAACAGCAATAGTTGAAGCTTATCACGTGCCTGTAGAACGTGTAAGAGCAGGTAGACCGAACGCAATGGGCAAGGTGGACACTTACTATATAAGTGCTGATTGGAGCAACGTAAGGTCAAATAAACCCTATCCTGTTGCAGCATTCAATACAAACGATAGAACAGTAGGAAGTCAATTAATATATACAGGTTCTTACAGTCCTAATATGGACATCTATTATACTCCTGACTACCTAGCAGCAAATAATTGGGCTTTGATTGACGCAAAGGTATCTGAATATCATTTGAATAATATCAATAATTCTTTCTCGGGTTCTTATATGTTCTCCTTTAATAATGGCATCCCTCTAGAAGAAGAAAGAAATCAAATTGAAAGAGATATAACAAACAAGTTCACTTCAGCAAGTAATGCAGGAAAGTTTTTGATGAGTTTCTCAGACGACAAAACTCGTTCTCCTGAAATACACCCTTTAAATACAGCAGACCTCTCAGAGCAATATATTACGCTTCAAGCCCTTTTGGTTCAGAATATCTTAACAGGGCATAGAGTAACCTCTAAGACGCTTTTAGGCATAGATTCAGACAATGGTTTTTCAAGTAATGCAGATGAACTATTAAATGCAGCAAATTTCTACCAAAATACTGTAATTAGACCTTTCCAATTAAACATATTAGATACTTTACAGAAAATCTTTTTAGTTAATCAAATGGACTTGCCTATTAGCTTTGTTCAGTTGAAACCTATTACTATTCAATTTGACTCTGAAACTATTAGAGATGTAATGACTCAGGATGAAATAAGAGAGGAGTTGGGATTACCTCCATTGAATGGGGAAGATGTAGCTGAAGACTTTAGCACAGAGTTGTCAAGTGAAAAGACTGAGTTAGATAATTGGATTGAAAAGTTTGGAGAAGATATGCCTGAAGATTGGGCTTTAGTAGATGAAGAAGTGGTAGACGGAGAGCATAATGATTTTGACTTTGAAACTACACTTAATGAAATAGCTAATGAGAAACTAGAATTAGCTGAAGACGTTAAAGCTACACCGAACAAAAGAAGTAGTCAAGATGGAGTTAATAGGTCTTTTAATGATTTTTACAAAGTTAGGTATGTATACGCTACAGATAATTTCTTGACTAATAAATCGGGTACAAGTAGAGATTTTTGTAGGGATATGGTGGAAGCAAAGAAAGTCTACACGAAAGAAGACTTGGTAAATGCTGATAGTTTGATTTTGAATGAAGGATTTGGAATAGACGGAAAAGAAGCCTACAATATATTTTTATACAAAGGAGGACCTCAGTGTAGGCATTTCTTCTTGCGTAGGATATACAAGACTTCTTTAAGGGCAGCTAAGAGTAAAATATCAGACAAACAATTGATATCTTACACTAAGGCTAGGTCGGAGGGGTTTACAGCTGAAAAGAATGATAAGCTAGTAGCAATAGCACCTCAAAGAATGGAAAATAACGGATACAATAAATAGAAACTATGAGCTACGTATTATTTATATCAGAAGCTAAATTAAAGGAATCTACAGCAATCAATTTGAATGTAGATGTTGAGCTATTACTTCCTTACACAAGACAAGCACAGAAGGTATATGTGGAAACTAAGTTAGGAACAGACTTAACTCAAAAATTGAAAGACTTAATAATAGCAGGAACAGTAAACTCAGCAGGGAATGAAGCTTACAAGACTTTGCTAGATGACTATATTGGGGATATGATGCCTAATTGGGGGTTGTACTTGTTAGTCCCTTTTTTAAGATTCAAGGTGGAGAATGGTAATATCTACTCTAAGACTTCAGAAACAGGTAATGCTCTGAGCACAGAAGAAGCACAACACTTCAGGGAAGAAATAAGAAACACAGCAGAGTACTATACAGAAAGAATGGTAAGTTACCTTTGTAATAACTCAAGTCTATTCCCTGAGTATACTACTAATACAGGTTCAGATGTACAGCCGAGCCATTCAGCTTACTTTAATGGATTACATATATAATGAAAGTAAAGAAACATTACAAGCCTAAACAAATTAATATAACTAAACTAAAATCCTACTTGGATAAAAAGCCTAAAACAAATGAAAGAAGTACAAGACACCTTACAAGTAGGGATAGCAAATAGTACAGCAATAGTATTTAGTTTATCAAGTGCTAATGAAATTTTAACACTTGTCAGTTTGACTCTAGCGATATCATATACAATATATAAATTTGTAAAATTTGAAGAAAACCAAGATAAATAAAATACAGCTCGTATTAATTAGAGATACATTCACTAACAAGAGTACGTTAGGTGAATTATTTTTAAATGGGGAGAGAATGTGCGACACTCTTGAAAACCCTTGGAAAGATAATATAAGAAACATAAGTTGTATTCCTGAAGGGGAGTATGACGTAAGACTTAGATACCCTAGAGAATCAGGGACTAGGGATTACTTACACTTATTAATCAAAGGAGTACCTGATAGGACTTATATACTTGTCCATATAGGAAATAAACCAAGCGATACAAGTGGATGTATACTAGTAGGACTAGGCTCTCAACAGAACATTGTTAATAACTCCCGTCTTGCAATGGATTTACTTATGAAAGAAATCATTAATTTAGGCGCTGAAAACATTACTCTAATAATTAAAAATAAATAATATGAAAAAGTTTTTCCAAAAGTACCTTATAGGTCAGATGTTAAAGTCTAAGAAGTTTTGGTACGCAATCAGTTCAGTAGTAGTTCCTGCAATAGTTACTTACTTAGGGGTAGACTCTGAAACAGCTAGAGAATTATACCACGCTATTTTAGTTCTTATCGTAGGACAAGGAATTGCAGACGTTGCTAAGAAATAATCGTTACAGATTAAAGCCTAACGAGATAGCAGTCATTCAGGAAATGAGGAAGTCAGAGGTTAGGAATATCCTAATCATTGGCGACCTTCACGAACCCTTCTGTTTAGACGGCTACCTTGAGCATTGTCAAGAACAATATAAAATCCATAATTGTAATCAAGTTATCTTTATAGGGGATATCATTGATGCGCATGGGTTCTCATATCATGAGCCTGACCCTGACGGAATGTCTTCAGGGTTGGAGCTTGAAACGGCTATTAAAAAGATAGCTAAGTGGTATGAAGCATTCCCTGAAGCAGACGTTATGATAGGTAACCACGATAGAATGGCTAGTCGTAAGGCTATGTCAGGTGGTATTCCTGCTGCTTGGATAAGGTCTTACAATGAAGTCTTAGGAACTCCTAATTGGAATTGGTGCGAGTCTGTTGTATATGATGATGTACTTTTTGAACACGGAGAAGGAGGTCAAAGTGCTGCTAAAGCAAAAAATAACTTGATGTCATCTGTTTGTGGTCATACTCATACTTTAGCTTATACTCAATGGTTCGTAGGTAAACGATTTAAAGTCTTTGGTATGCAAGTTGGTTGTGGTGTAGACTCTACGACTTACGCAGCAGCATACGCTAAGAACTTTAAGAAGCAAGCAATCGGTTGTGCAGTAGTATTAAACAACGGAACTCTACCAATCAATCTTTTAATGCCTTTATAGGTATGCCCTATAGCCGTTTTAGGCACTTTCTTTTCTTTTTAATACTAATATACTAGACAAGCTATAAAGTTCGTCCTAGATGTAAACACCTTAATTGTTAATAACTTTGTAAATAAACTTGTTAATAATTGT